TTAGTGCAGAAAGTCAAGATGACAATGAATGTGATTTTTTAAGTAATGGCATTAAATTTCGCTCAACTGGTGGTGGAGTTAACACAAATGCACAAACATACTTTTACATGGCTTTTGCAGAGTCACCATTTGTAAGTAGTAAAGGAACGCCTACAACGGCAAGATAGAATATGTTATTAGGTCACGGAGCAATAGGTCAGTTTTCAGTAGCGGAAGCACTACCTGGATTTAGTATTAATGCAGGAACTGTAGATGCTATATCAGGAGTAGCCTTAGGCACAGTCAGTGCTGGAACATTAACTATGATAGGAACAGCACTTGTTAGTCCTACAGGCCCTGGAATTACTTCAACTACGGGTGCAGAAACAGTTACAGCAGGAGCTACCTTCTCTGTTGACGGTAGTCAATTTACTGCTAATATAGGAGATGAAACAGCATTTGGTGAAGCATTTCAAAATTTAATTTCATTCTCTGTAGGATCACCTAACTTTTTCTTATGGAATGAAGTGGATGACACGGCAGATGCTACATGGATTGATGTAGAACCAGGGAGTACAGACTAATGGCAAATGACGCAACAGTAAGTTTATCAGTAACATTATTACCTGATGAAATAGCTACCACAATTAGTGGTTCAATGACAGTTACCCCTGATGATGTCAATGATAAATGGTATTATAAGAAGACTGCTGTTACTACAACAAGTGCAGATCTTATAGCAGGTCATTTTTTAGATTATACAGCAGTAGATCAAGATACAGCTCCGACAGCAATAGCTGCAGGAGACAAAGTTAAATTCTTATTTGTTAAAAATACTAGCACTGCGGACGGCATTATGTTATCAATAGATGCAGGAACAGCAGCCAATAATTTAGCTGATGGGATATTTATAGGGCCAAGTCAATCATGGTTTGGAAGATTACCTAACGCAACTGTAGCAGACATCCATGCTATTAGTTCAGACATAGGTGATGCGGGAGATGCAAGTGCTACTTGTATTGTAGCTGCATTATTGGATGACGTAGGATAGGATTAAAACATGGCATCAACATATTCAAGTTCACTTAATTTAGAAATTCAAGCTACCGGTGAAAACTCTGGAACTTGGGGTACAATTACAAATAACAATTTACAAAAAGTAGAATCAGGAATTAAAGGTTATGTTTCTGTTGCAATAGCAAGTGCAACTGATGCTTTAACAGTTGCTGATGGCACAACTGCAGACGAGCAAAGTAACGCAATTATTAAATTAACAGGAAATTTAGGAGCCAATACTACCATGCAGTGTGAAGCTGTAGAAACTTGGTACATAGTTGATAATGCAGCAACTATGGGAACTCATACTTTAGGATTTAAACCTGCAGGGGGCACAGCAACAAATTTAGTAGCAGGATCTAAACATATACTTTATTCAGATGGTTCTACAATGTTTGATGTTTTAGCTGACGCCGGTAATCTTAAGGCTAACGGAACATTAACAGTATCAGGCAACACATCTCTTGATGGAGGTACTTTTGTATTCAATGAATCAAGTGCTGACGTAGACTTTAGAATTGAAGGTAATGGTGATGCAAACTTATTTTTTACCGACGCGGGTAATGATAGAGTAGGTATTAAAACAGCTTCTCCTTCGACAGAACTTCACGTAGTAGGTGGTATTAAAGCTACAGGCGGTATAGATTTTGACGGCGGTGGTTTTACCTTTAATGATACAGGTGCTTCTGTAGATTTTAGAGCAGAAACAAACACTTTAGCAAATGCATTTTTTATTGATGGTTCTGCAGATAAAATTGGTTTTGGAACAAACACCCCTGCTGATGCAAGTGTAGAAATTAATCAAGCAAATACTGCAGGAGCTATAGCTTGTTTATCTTTAGATCAAGATGATGTAGACCAAGAGTTTATTAAGTTTGATGGTACAAGTGCAAGTGATCAAACAGCAAGTTTGACAACCGCTACAACTGTAGGTGCTTTAACAGGGTATATTCGTGTTAACATTAATGGCACTGATTTTTGGGTACCATATTACGCAACTAGCTAGGAGCTTAAATGCCTTTAACAAAATTACAATTTGCACCAGGTATTGATAAACAAAATACCGAATATGGTGCAGAAGGTAAATGGTCAGATTGTGACAACGTAAGATTTCGTTATGGATTGCCTGAAAAAATAGGTGGTTGGTCTAAAATAACACAAGATGGAATCATTGGAGCAGTAAGAGCTGTTCTAACTTATTCAAGTTTAGATGGCGTTAAATACGCTGTGTATGGAACTAACAAAAAACTATATGCATATTCTGAAAATAGTTATGCTGACATTTCCCCTATACGTGCCTCGGGCACGGGCAACATTACACAGTTTGCTGTAACTGATGAATCATCTACTGTCATTGTGACAGACGCGTCCCATGGGGCGCTCATAGGGGACTTTGTAACGATTGCAACTGTGAGTGCTGCTGTAGGGGGAATAACTCAAGCTAATTTACAAAGAGAGTTTGAGATATTAACTGTTCCTAGTACAAATACATATACTATTGAAGCTCCAGCCGCAGGTACTTCAACAGCTGCAGGAGCCACTGCTAATGCTTCTTATCAATTTAATACAGGTCCTGCAACTTCCTTACTAGGATATGGTTGGGGCGCAGGTACTTGGGGAGACTCAACTTGGGATGCATCTAGAGAAGGTTTGACAGGCGCTTCTGGTGTGTTATTGGAAGCAGGAAAATGGTCCTTGGACAACTGGGGAGAAGATGTTCTATCACAACAATTTAATGGTGGATTGTCTTATTGGGATACTTCAGCTGGTTTATCAAGCAATAGATCATCTGTAACAGAGGTTTCTACAGCTCCTACAAAAACTAGATTAATGTTAGTTTCTGGTGATGATCGTCACGTTATCTGTTTAGGAACAGAAACAACTATTGGAGAAACATCTACTCAAGATAGTATGTTTATTCGATGGTCTACTCAAGAAAATCAAAATGAATGGACTCCTTCTTCTGTTAATACTGCAGGTAGTCACAGACTAACAGCAGGTAATCAAATTCAAGCAGCTGTAAGAAGTAGAGGTGCTATTCTTATTTGGACAGATACTGCCTTGTATCAAATGCAGTTTATTGGTCCTCCTCTTACTTTTGGTTTTAAACAATTAGGTTCTAATTGTGGTGCTGTAGGATTAAACGCAGCAGTTGATGTAAATGGTATTGCTTATTGGATGGGCAATGATTCTTTCTTCTTATATGATGGTGCTGTTAAAAAAATACCTTGTAGTGTACAAGACCATGTTTTTGATTCTATTTCACCTTCCTCTCTAACAGAAGTTTATTGTGCCTCAAACGCAGACTACAATGAAGTTATGTGGTTTTATGCAGATTCAACTTCTAACGTTATTAATAAACAAGTTGTGTATAATTATTTAGAAAATTTATGGTATGTAGGGTCTTTGGATAGAACTACATGGAGTAACAGTAGTATTTACTCTGTTCCTTATGCTTCTCAATTTGTTGCAGGCAGTTCTGCTACATCAACTCCTACTGTTCAAGGTCTTAAAACAGGACGTAGCTTTATCTACGCTCAAGAAACAGGAACTGATGACGATGGTAGTGCAATGGTAGCTTCTATAGAATCTGGTGATATTGATATAGGAGAAGGAGATAACTTTATGTCTATAAGAAGAATCCTACCTGACTTTAAAAATCAAGTAGGTAATGTAGATATTACAATGCAAACAAGGCCTTATCCTTCAGCAACTCAAACAACTCATGGTCCTTTTGAAATTACAACTAGTACGACTAAAAAAGATACAAGAATCAGAGGAAGACAACTTTCTTTAAAACTTGAAAGTAATGCTACTGGTGAAAATTGGAGATACGGAACATTAAGAGTTGATATGCAACCTGATGGAGAAAGAGGTAGCTAATGGCTAAAATTACAACACCTATATTACCTCAAGCTACTCAAGAATATAATCAATCTCAAATGGCTACTCTTATTCAAACACTAGAACAAATGATTTTTGTGTTAAACAATACTTATACTTCAGAAACTCTTCGTAATGAAGATGAACAAATTAGTTGGTTTTTTTCTTAGATGGCAAATAACTATACAAATTATAAGGTTAATTTATCTACTACAGCGTTGACTTCTATTTATACAGTCCCTACTGCAGCGTCTGCTATTATAAAATCCATTCGTGTGTCTAATAAAGACGTAACTAATAACTGTACTGTGTCTTTATCTCTTGTAGATACTGATGGTGTCAGTTATACTTTAGAAACAGATAGAATAGTCAAAGCTAAACAATCTCAAGAGCTTTTGTCTACAGGAGTCGTCAATGCTGGATTTGGTTCTACAGATTCTTCTTTTGCCCCTGCAACACCGATAGTGGTGAAAGAATCAGAAATTGTAAAAGCTCAAGCTCAAAACGGTGGAGACTTGAGTATTATAATAAGTGTATTAGAAATAACTAATGCTTAATCAAAGGAGTAAACTATGGATGGAATGAAAAAAAAGAAGATGCCTAAAAAAATGATGGGTGGCGGAATGATGGGTGGCGGAATGATGTACAAAGATGGTGGTAAAGCTAAGAAATCTACAAAAGTAAAAAACAAAAAACTTGCTGCTATGTACGGAGACCCTAAAAAAATAACTAAAGGTGATATTATCACTGCAGCTAAAAAGAAAAAAAAGAAAAAGTAATGGCTAAACTTTGTGCAAAAGGAAAGGCGGCAGCCAAACGTAAGTTTGATGTTTATCCTTCTGCATATGCTAATATGTACGCATCTGCTGTTTGTTCTGGTAAAGTTAAACCAGGAGGAAAAAAGAAAAAAATGGCAGAAGGTGGCGAAGTTGTTGACTTTAATAAAATATCACAAGATAGAAAAAAAGTTTCTAGTTACGGTCAAGGCGGTATAGCTAAAGGTTGTGGTGCTGTTATGCAAAAGAAACGTAAAAAAACCAAAAAAGCATAATGGCTAAAAAAGGATTAAGGTCTTGGGTCAAAGAAAATTGGGTAGATATAGCCAATAAAAAGTCCGATGGGTCTTTTCCTAAATGTGGTAGAAGTGGTGGCGAAAAAAGAAAAAAGTATCCTAAGTGTGTCCCTATAGCTAAAGCTAGGGCGATGTCAAAAGGACAAAAAGCAGGAGCAGTAAGAAGAAAACAAGCTAAATCAAACACTGGTCCTACACCATCAAGAGCCGCAACATTTGCTAAGAAGAGGACAAAAAAAGCGTAATGGCTAAGACAGCAGCATGGCAACGTAAAGAAGGTAAAAGTAAATCTGGCGGTTTAAATCGCAAAGGTGTTGCTTCTTATCGTGCCGCGAACCCCGGATCAAAACTAAAGACTGCTGTTACAACTAAACCGTCTAAACTGAAAGCAGGTTCAAAAGCTGCTAGTAGACGTAAGTCTTTTTGTGCTAGAATGACTGGCATGAAGAAAAAACTAACTAGTTCCAAGACTGCAAAAGATCCAAACTCAAGGATTAATAAGTCTTTACGAAAGTGGAACTGTTAAAAATTATATTGCAAAAGGAGTAAAAAATGGGTACAAATGAGGATACGATTGTTGTAGCGGGTAAGAAAACACCTGATAATATTAAGGTTAAATCTACTGAAAAAGTCTACAATGCGCAAACAGGAAACGAATACACAGATGATGCTGAAGCAGAAGCAGACATTCAGAATCCTGCAACTTCCACTAGCAAAGACGATATTAAAAAAGATGTCGCAATACAGGTTAATAGCCTAGATATATTTGGAGAGGTCATGAATTAACATGCAGCAGGGACTAGAATCATTAAAAGACTTTCAAAAGTTTGTTTCTAATATTGGCGGACTAGGTCGATATGAAGATACATATATTGTGCATGCTGCTGAAGGCGAGACAGTTGTTCCAATGGAAGTTCTTGATCGTAACCCTGTTCTCAAAAAAAGATTATTTAAAAGTATGGTAGATATGGGCATTGATCCCGGTCGTTACATTGTAGGTAACGAACTCAACTCTATCAATCCTGTTACAGGACAACCTGAATTTTTCCTAAACAAAATTGTTAAAAGACTTAAGAAAGCAGCTGGAGATATCTCTGGCTATGCAGCACCTATTGCAGGTGCAATGTTTGGTCCAGGAATAGGTGCCGCAGTAGGTGCTGGACTTGGTGCATTTAAAAGAGAAAACCCTGGTGATCCTAATCAAGCATTAAATATGGCGCTTCTTGGTGGAGGAACAGGTATTGCATCTAATATTCTTGGTGGAGGTGGACCAGACACAAATTTCTTAACAGGTAAAGGTTTATCTGGGAGATATGGTACTAAAAATCCATTTGATATAGGAAAACAAATATTAGGAATGGGAGATTTAGAACAAGTGAAAGGTAATCAAAGTTCTAATTTTGGTAATCTTTTTGATGGTACTGATAATACATCAGTAGATATTGAAACTGCTATGAAAAATTACGCAAAAGAAACAGGTCTGGTTTATGAAGATTTGAGTGATTTAGCTAGATTACAGCTTAGAAGAGATATTACAAAAGATGCTAAAAAGAAATTACTTGGAGGAATGTCTATTCCTCAAATAGCCTCTCTTTTTGGACTAAGCACCGCGGCTCTTGGTTTACTAATAGATCAAACAACAGACGACGAGCAACAATCACAAGACTTATCTGTGGCAAGAATAAATGATACTTTAGGTTCAGGATATGCTGCTCCTGCAACAATAGTACCTGCGGGTTACGCAGCTGCAGCTGATGGTGGACTAATGGATTTAAGAGCTGATGGCGGTATGTCTGAAGGACCGGGAACAGAGACTTCTGATTCTATTCCTGCTATGCTAAGTGACGGTGAATTTGTAATGACTGCTCAAGCGGTTAGAGGAGCTGGTGGTGGAGATCGCCGAGAAGGAGCAAAAAGAATGTATGAAATGATGAATCAATTTGAAGGAACGGTAGCATAGTATGGCAACACAAGAACAAATAGTATCACAAAAATATCCTGAGTTTTTAACAGACAGGCAACAACAATTATTAAATACTTTATTTGGAGTTAAACAAGTTGGTCAAGAAGGGGATGCAGATTATACTGCTCCTGTAACAGGAACTTTAGAAGCTCCTATGCAAATACCTGGACAAGAGGTGGCTGGTTTTACACCAACTCAACAAGCAGCTTTTAATTTACAAGGTCAAGGACTAGGATCTTATCAACCATTTTTACAAGCGGGCCAAGCAGGACAGACCGCGGCTCTCGGAACATTAGGCGCAGGTGTACAGACAATAGGTGGTGCTCAATTTGAACCAACTGCAGATCGTATGTCTCAGTTCATGGACCCTTATCAAAAGCTCGTTACTAATGAAGCACTAAAAGAAATTGATAGACAATCAGCCATGGCTGGTCAAGGTCTTGCAGCTCAAGCTAATAAAGTAGGTGCTTTCGGAAATGAAAGATACGCTTTACAAGAATCAGAGTTACAAAGAAATACACAAGATTTAAAATCAAGAAGAATATTTGAAGACTTATCTAAAAATTATCAACAAGCTCAAGCGGCAAGTCAAGCAGCTAATACACAACGTATTCAAGCAGGATCTGCTTTTGGTCAACTAGGTCAAGCAACAAGTGGTATTGGTGGTCAAATGGCAGGGTTGGGTAGTCAGCTACAGCAACAACAGGCAACAGATGTTTCTGGTTTATTAGGCATTGGTGGACTACAACAACAGTTAGCTCAAAGTTCTTCTAACACAGGTTATCAAAATCAACTCAATGCAATGATGGAGCCTTACAGAAGATTATCATTTGGTTCACAAACACTACAACAACTAACACCAGGAATAGGTACAGCAACACAAACTGTAGCTCCAATGCCGACAAGTAATCCTTACTTACAAGCAGCGGGTGCTATTGGTAGTGCTGGCGTAGGCCTCGGAGCATTGATGGGCTAATGAGTGTATTAAACAGAAGATTATTTAATAGAGGTGGACGAGTAATGTCTTCAAGAGGTGTAGGTATTACATCTGGTCTAGTCAATCAACCTGTACAAAAGTTTGTGAAAGGTGGAGAAGCATCAAATAGAGTAGATAAATACAATACTATTTTAGATGAGTTACGTTCTATGGACGTTGTACAAGAAAGACAACCCTTTAACAAATTTCAAAACGCAGCTCCTGCTGCTTTAGACTTTTTTGGAGGTTTGATGTCCGGTACATCTACGCAAGGTGGACTAAGTGGAGGATTAGAAATTGCTGGTGAAAGTCTTAAATCTTCAAGTCCTTTATTTGCTCAAGCTTTAAAAAATAAACAAGAGTATGATGCCACGGACCCCGAAGCTGCTATAAAAAATTTAGCATTAGGAGAAGCTTTTAAAAAAGATGACCCTAGATATGAGTATAAAGTTTCAGATGGTAATATAATTAAAATAGATTTATTGGGAAAAGAAGAACCTGTTGTAACACCTTTACCTAGTTCTGACTCACAGGAGCTACAAAATGCACCTACCAATGTTTATGGAGACTTTTCAAATAACTCTGGTGAAATTTTAGAAAACACTTTAGCTCAACAGTTTACAATGAAAAATGGAGAAACTGTTTACAAAATAGGAGGTGTCGATTATTCAAATTATACACCTAAAGATCAACCGAAAGATGTAGAAGCTCCTATAATTTATACAAAAAATTTTAAGGATCAAGATAATGTATTACAACAACAAGAATACATAAGTATTAATAATGGTGAATTTCAACTACATGGAGATCCTACTCCTCTTTATGAACCAAAAGATGAACCTAAGTGGAAATTATCTACTACAAAAGATCAAAAAATAATAAAAGGTGGAAAATCTTATACAAAACATTTTGCAGTCTATAATAAAGAAGGTTTTACAGAACCTAAATTAGTAGAAATGTTTGAGTCCGAAAATACAGATGAAAAAAAACGAGCATCTAGTGGTAATATTGTATTTAAAGATGGTAATAAGATTGGAGAATCCTATGCAGCTATTGAATTCAATGATGGATCAGTTTCATATTTTGCTGGAGTAGGAGAACCTAATGCAGATGAAAACGGATTAGTTAAAGCAACAGATGCTTTTGATTTCTTTAGTTCAAACATTACAGCAGATAGTAAACGTGATTTGTTCGGTGAAAAAGATAAGGAAAAAGCATCAATGCAAATAGCTGAAGCTGCGCAACTTTTAGCAGCAGGCTCACAGTTATTAAACCAAGTAAATGAGTTGGGGACAAATGTAAATACTTTAAATAGAAGTATTTTAGACCAAGGTGGTAAGTTTTTATCTCAACTTCCTGGAGTTGGTCCAGGAGCAAAAGAGGCTTTATTTGAATTATTTGACGCTGATCCAATAGCATTACAAAAATTTATTACCAATTCAAGAATATTTGTTGCTCAAAATATTTCTACAATAACCGGTGAAGGTTCGAGTAGAGTTTCAGAACCTGAAAGATTTTTAGCAAATCAAGCTTTATCTCTTTTAGAAGCTATGACAGATGGGACAAGTGCGACTGCTGCAATTAAAGCTAGTATGGCATCTACTTATATACAATCTCATAGACAACAAATTGTTGCAGGGGTTTTAGATATTAAGTTGAATGAAACTAGTTTGGGAGGTGAAACTTTTAAACTACCTACTAATGGAAATATAATAAATTCAAATGTAGCTAAATATCATGCAAGTCTTTTAAAAACAAATTACGGTTTTACAAATAAGGAAGTAGCTAATCTTTTAACACAAATGTCAATAATGGAAAAGTCAGGCCTCAACAGGTTATCTCAAATTACAGATTCACAAAGTATGTACTATAAAAATAATAAAGATGCTATTCAAAAACAATTTTTTGTACTTTCAGGAAAAGGAAATTAATGACTGCTCAAACGGTAGATTTAAATGAAATTTTTTCTAAAAATAAAGAAATTAAATCTTCACAAAAAGAGACTATTAATTTAGATGATATTTTTTATAGGGGATTTGATAAAGGTAGTGATGAAGCTTTAGCGGACTTTGTTGGACAAGAAAAATTAGGAGAACCTGGATTAAAAGGACCAAAAATAAGAGGTCAAATATCTTCAAGTGATACTTTTCAAGAAAAACAAAATCAGTTTAAAGAGTTATATCCCGATGGAGAATTAGTTTTTGTTCCTGGAGGAGAAGGAAACCCTAGTGGTAAAAGAGCAGGAGAAATATTATTTAGAAAAGATATGTCTAATCCATGGTCTAGATTAGATGCTAAATTTTTTGAGGGCGGAGGAAACGAATTTTTAGCAGACTTATCGGAATTTTTATACGATGATATAGGTGTTATTGCAGGTGAAATAGCTGCAGGTTCTAAAAAAGTCGCAAAAGTAATTTCTCCTTTTACAAAATCAATTCCATTTTTAGGTGGCCTAACTACAAGTTTTGAAGTGTTTCCCATGTTAACAAGAATGGCATTTTACGGTGCTGCAGGAGAATTAGCACAAGAAGGTGTACAAGAATTTAAAGGCATTAACGAACAATCTTTTAAAGAAATAGCTGAAACAGCAGGTTTTAAAGGCTTGTTATCTAGTGTTGGAACAGCAATCTTAACTCCTCTAACTAATAGATTAGGTAATTTATTTACGGGAAAAGGTGTTCTTAAAAGAAGTGATCAAGCGGGAGAAGCAAATGCAGCAGTAGAGGAGATTAATATAATGTTGCAAGATCTTAACATTATGAACGACAAGGGAGAAATTATACAACTTCCGGGTTTGCCTGCAAACTTATTGGTAGATTCTCCTATTGTACAAAGAGTTGGAAAACAAATTGCTGCCACAGGAGGTAAGCTTTCAGGGGCTTATCGAGATATTAATGAACAAATTGCTTTAGCTTTAGAAAAAGTAGGAGATGTTGGTAGTGCTGAAAAATTAATTAATCTTTTAGACATGGCCACAAATATTGAAAAAAATAATTTGTTTGATTTACTCAATTATGCAAAACTTGGTAGCTTACAATTTGATCAATTAGGAAAACAAGAAAGAACTAGAATTTTAAATGTTTTTGGAATTAAAAATATAGATGAGTTAAAAGATTTACCTCAATCAGAATTAGATAAAGTTATTGAAGAAAGTATAGAAGTTTTTGCTAAACCAGGAGGTGCACTTGACTTATCCTATAATGCAGCTGTAAAATCTTTAAAAAAATTCAAGCCTGATGGTATTCAATTTGATTTAACAAATATAAAAGGAATCGCAACAAGAGGAGCCTTTGGAATAACTCAAAAAAAAAATAAAGTCGAGGGAAATTCTGATGATTTATCAGAATATATATTATCAAAATTTGGGAAAGATAGACTACTAAATGTTACCAATAGAGCTAGTAAAAAAATTACAGACGAAATGGATGATGATCTTGCAGAAAAGATTTATGCTAGAGAATATAGAAACTATATAATTGAACAACAAGGATCTGACCCTTTAATTAAGATAAATGAAACAGCAGGTAAGCTAGATAACATATTTACCGCTTTTAGAGATATAGGATCAGACGGAACTGTTAATGTTAAAGTTCCTACAGGTGTTAACGAAGGTGCGAAAAAAGTAACTACTTTTGATTTTTTATTTGATGCTAGAAAACAATTAAATGATATTTTAGGTCAACCAGTAGGTAATGTTTCTACGGATCAAAAAAGAATTGCTAGAGAAATGTTAACAGAAATAGATTCTGTTATAAAAAACCCTGCTAACGCAAGTGACGGTTGGAAAAAAGCTTATGAAGCTTTAATAAATATAAACGATGAGCAAATTAAACTAACAAATCTACCTATCATTTTAGGAATTGGTAAAAGTAATTATACAGATTTACTTAAAGGTTATATGTCTCCAAATATGAATACTCGTGATTTAAAACTTCTTTTTCAAACTATGGATCCAAAAGCAAATATTGCTTTTAAACAAGGAGTTCTTAATCAATTAATTGGTGATAGTGATAAATTAACAAATTTACCTAAAATTTTAAAAACATATGATAAAGAAGCTTTACAATTTATTTTTGATAAAAAAACTTTTACAGCTTTAGAAAATTTGTCTGGCTTTATGCAAAAATTAGATAATTCTAATTTTCAAAAAGTATTAGATACTCAAGTTTCATTTGCAAAGGGTATAGACACTTTTATTTCTAATAATAATACAAAAGGAATAAATGAAGCTTTAAATTTTATTAAAAACCTTGAGGGAGGCTTTGATAGTAAACTTGGTAAATCTTTTCATGATAGTATTATTAATAGATTGTTTCAAAATTCTACAAAAAAAGTTAAAGGAATATTAGATTTTAATCAAGGAAGTTACAGAAATTATATTAATGAACTAAAAGATAAAGGTATTTATGAAACTTTTAATCCAAAAACAAAAAAACTTCTTGAAAATATTGATTTAGTTAAAGATTTTTTGGTACAAGGTGGAGATGCCGGTACTTCTTTAGAAGCAGCTGCATTAGCATCAGAAGTTAAAGGTGTTGTCACTGATCTATCAGCAATACCAAGTCTACTTAGACAAGCAGCTGAAATTATTGGTCTTGGTAAATTATTTACATCCACTTCAGGAAAAGCTTTTTTAATAGGAGACAAAAAAGGAGCTGCTCAATTTACACCTGGTAACGTACAAAAAACTATTGGTGCAATTGTTACGGAATTAACAGGCAGTACACTTACATCAAAAGAAAATCAAAATATTAATAAATTATTTGAAATATTAGAGTATGTAAATCCTTTTACTAAGGAAGATGATAAACCTGATGAGATTGATGGCATCGAAAACAAAGTCATAAATAATGAAACAAATTTTACTTCTTCAATTGTACCTAGTTCACGGTTAAGTCAACCAAACATGGCACCTCCTATAGGCGCAGGAGCAGGTCCTAAGATTAATACTACGGCCGGTGGTCCAAGCACCATGAACCTTGGACAACAACTTTTTAACAAACCAGGAGAGATTACATTTGCCTCAAAAGGTGGTATAATGAACACGATGAAAGCAACACAGAGGGTATTATAATGGCAAGTCCAAATCAAAAATTTAAAGATGAACAAAAATCTAAATCGCAAGGACCTCCTTCACGAAGAGATAGAAGAGATACTACACCAGCACCTGATAGAGAAACTATTTTAAGAGAGTTAGATACTGTAATAAACGAAAGAAATAACGCTCCTAACGAAGGGTTTGTAAGAACTCCTGAAATGTTTAACTCTCCTAATGAAGGGTTTGTAAGAACTCCTGAAATGAACAATGCTCAAAATTTTGGTTTAGGCAGAATATATAACCCTAATGAAGGATTTGTAAGAACTCCTGAAATGAATAATGCTCAAAATTTTGGTTTAGGCAGAATATATAACCCTAACGAAGGGTTTGTAAGAACTCCTGAAATGTTTAACGCTCCTAATTTTGGGGCAGGTTCTGCAACTAATGCACCTAACGAAGGATTTGTAAGAACTCCTGAAATGAATAATGCTCAGAATTTTGGTTTAGGAACAAACGAACAAAAGAATTTTGGTTTAGGTTTTCCTGAATCTTATAGTGGGGTTTACCAAGGTAAAGATTATAGCGGCAGTTCTATGGGAAATATAGGACAGTCTACAGGTAATGCTCAAAATTTTGGTTTAGGATCAATGGAATCAAGTGATCCTTCTTCTAATTTGCCAAATACTCCTCCTCCGGGATATAATCCCAATCAAGGTCTTTTAGATGAAATAGATGCTTTGATGAATGAAAAAGGGTCTGATGAAGATGCTACTACAGAAAATAAAGGATTTAATATAATAAATGCAGCAAAACAACTCGCAGGGTTTTTTAGTCCTATAGGTTTTGCCGCCACTTATGGTCCTAAACTTTTTGATAAGTTTAAAAAAAGTTATGCTAGTGTATTTGGAGATAGACCAGTAGGTAAAGAAATTTTAGAAAAATTAGCTGCGGGAGGAGATTTATCAACTGAAGAAAAACTTGAACTGGTTGATTTACAAAAAAAATTAGATAAAGAAGAAGGATTTAATAAATTTAGTTTTGGTGATAGTACCTATCTTAATAGAGAAATAGGAGATTCTACAATTGGAGACTTACTAAGTAATGCTCCAGGTATTGTAAATGAAGATCTTTTAAACAAATTAATTGAAGACCGAAAAAATAATCCTGAATTAACAACCTTACAAAAATTAGGTAGAGGTATTCCTGAAGGCTACGTTTCTCAAAGTGATATTATGAATAATGGAGAATTAGGAATTGCTCAGTTGGCTGCTCTACGTGAACTTTACCCAGAGACATATTATGGTGATACAGGTGAAGGACTTGGTTTTAAACCAAGATCACAAAGAGAGTTAGAAGATTTAGCAGCGATGGATATAAGTGCCGCTAAAGGTAATGAAGGTTTAGTAAGAGAAATTGCAAGAGCTAGAGAAACCTTACGTAGAGAAGGTAGAGAAGCACCTGCTGGAATAGCTTCTTTGGCTCCTGTTCTTCCACCTGCGAGTCCTCCTATTACTACTCCTTCACCCGGACCTGGGAGGCTTCAGCCCGGACCTCTTATGCCTGCTCCTACTCCAGCTCCTGTTAACCCAGGAAATCAATACACGCAACTAGGAATACCGCAAGTTGCACCTAATTTACCAGGAGGTTTTCCATCCGGTAATTTTAATGACTATTACAATAATTTAAATCAATTCTTTAATAGAGGAAGATAAAATGAAAATTGACATTAAGTATATAGTTTCTTTTTTCCCTATGATACTTGCCGTCGGAGTTCTATACGGAACTTTTAATAACAAAATAGAGGCCTTAGAAAAAGAAGTTAGTAGTATAGCAGATATGAAAACAGATGTGGCTATTATAAAAGAAAAAATTATATGGATGGAAGAATATATGATCAAAGTTCTTGAAGATCCTATTAGATAGATGGAACTTTCAATATTTGTTCATAGATGTATGACTTTTATATATGAAATAATTAATCATATTAAAAAAATGGACACTACAGCTTCTTTAATAACACTGCTCGTTGTTTGTTGGATTCTATTTATGATTACGTTTGAAAAGGTAGCTTTTAATTTATGAAAATATCAGATCAAACAAGTGTTTCTATGCCTATGAAAAATTTGTTAAGTATTCTTGGAGCAACAGCAGTTGGTGTGTGGGCGTACTTTGGAGTTATTGAAAGATTAAATAATATAGAAACTAGAGCTACTTTATTTGAAGCAGACTTAGTTAAACAAGCTGACCAGATTCCTTTAGACCAAGAACAGTTTATGTTGATTGAATTTATGGCAGAACAATTAGAAGGTATTCAAGAACAAATGGACACTATGATGTCAAATACAGTTAATATTGATTTTTTAAAAGACCAGGTTTTAAAATTACAAGATGATGTTGAAGAATTAAAAGATAGAGTAAGAGAAAACAAAAATGGTTACTAAAGTTATTATAGCATTATTATTATTTTCACAGGGTACTATGATTGAACATACTGTAACAGATGGTATTAAAGATTGCCTTGAGAAAAAAAGAATAATGAAAAGAAATATGGCAGACACAGTACAAATATCTTGTGCTAGAGTAGAAGCACAAATAGAAACTAAACAAGGCTTTGAATTTATTAGATCTATGAGTAAAGTAGACTAGTGAAATATATATTTATAATTATATTATTATTGACTTCTTGCACATTTACAGTAGCAGATGCCGCAGATTCAAATACTGTGAGTTCTACCGTAGTTACAAACAATACTCCACCTACAGCTAATAGTCCTTCCGTGGTAGTTAATAATTCAGATGTATGTACTTCAGGTTATTCTGGAAGTATTCAAACACAAGTTTTAGGTATTAGTTCAGGTGTAACAATCAAAGACACAAATTGTGAAATGATTAAACTTGCGAGGTCTTTATTTGGTATGCAAATGCGTGTGGCTGCGGTCGCTACGCTCTGTGCAGACCCACGAATTTTTGATGCGATGTGGATGTCAGCTAGTTTTTGTCCATACATGGGTTTTATAGGCGAGGACGCTAAACAAGGTTGGTTAGATAATCCTCATATGGTACCTGAAGGTAGTCAAGTATTTGCAGCTATGGCTAAGACAGAAGAAGAACAAAAAATTAAAGAAGAAAAACCTAAAGAGGAAAGACACAATGATCTTAAGAAATACATTATTAGTGGTATTACTTTGTTGCTTCTACTCTAACCTTCAAGCAGGTTGCACAACAGAAACAGAAGGTCTTTGTACACTAGGTACAACTACTGAAACCTCAGGATCAGAAGTCACAGACACTATTGTTATTCATCAAGATTCAGGAGATTTATTAGAAAGTGGTAGTGATTTTATAGCCACTTCTAAAGAAGGGGACATGGATTTGGACTGGGGTGGGTCTGGGCCTGCAAGCATGAAAAGTGGTAGTTCTTGTTATGGTTTAGGTGCTGATAAGTGTGCCATGATTACAGGTAGTGGTAACTCAACTTCTAAAATGGGTGTACAAGGTATGGGAACAACTTTTACACAAACGATTGACATATCTGATCTAAGTATTACACATGGTGGTGAAACTAATTATACAATTAAAGTAGATAAACAAGATCCAGCCGATAGAATCTACATGAATGTAACAGGAAAATATGGCAATACTCAAGTCTTTACAGGAACTGATATCTTATCTGAATCTGGAGTTACTTCCGGATACCAACAGTATTCAGGTAGTTTTGATTTTAGCGGCTTTTTAAATTTAATTACAGTAGAGGTAGGAGGACGTGATATTTCTCTTGCTGTGGGACCAGTCTTTGATGACGTTTCAATCAACATACTTTACAACGTGGTGACCACAATTGTTAATCAACAAATACAAGAACTAGAAGAATTTTTAGTATTAAATTATGAACAAGATATTAATGATGTTGCAGAAATGATCTTTGAAAATAATGATGTTACTGATGACTTTAATTTTGAACCTATTGAATCAACTACAGAAGAGTTTTCTTTTGAATCTGTAGAAATGGAAATGCAAGAGTTTGAGATGGATTTTCAAATGGATATGGATATGGAATATGATATGCCTGACATTGTCATGATGCCTACAAACATGGACATGGACATGGAAATGCCTATGGAAATTACAGTAGCATCAGTAGAAATGGATATTGAAATGGAAATGGATTTTCCTGAACCACAACAAATGGAGATAGTAAATGTTGAAACAACAGAAGAACCAACTATGGATATGCAGGAGACTATGGAAGAAGAACCTATTGTGGAAACTTCTATGGATAATGAACCTACTGAACCCAAACCAGAATCTACTCAAGAGGACACACAAGAACCAGAAATGGAACCTGAATCTGAGACCACGGAACCCGAACCAGAGTCCGAACCTGAAGAAACAAAACAAGAACCAGAAGAAGTTGAAGCCGAACAAGAACCAGAGCCTGAACCTGAAGAAGTAGAGGAAGAAGTTGAAAAGCCTAAAAAAGAAATAAAGAAAGAGCCTAAAAAAGAACCTACAGCTAAACAAAAAGCAGCTACAAAAATAGTAAAAGATATGGGTGATAAGGGTAGATATGAAGCAGGTAATCAAATTAAAACATTAATAGTTATGAATATATTAAGTAATTCAAAAGATTTTTTTGATGTTCAACAAAATATACCTAATATAGAAGGATTTTTTAATAATGACACATTGCCTGATACTTCAATATCTGATAATAATATAGCTGGATATATTTTATTTGGAGGAAGCAACACTACTTATGACAAAATGGTAGAAGCACAATATAAATGACTGAATTAACAAAAAGACAAAAAGAAACAATGTCGAGACATAAAGAACACCACACAGCTAAACACATGAAAGTCATGACAACTGCAATGAAAAAAGGTAAAACTTTCGGGGCTGCACATAAGATAGCTATGAAAAAAGTAGGTAGATAAATATGGAAGCTGAATTTGGAGGATTAAAATTTAAGGGAGGTAAGGTCTTTGCTATCTTACTTGCTCTTGGAACTCTTATAGGATCTTTGTATGGTGGCTTTGTTGCGTTCAAGGATTATCAAGACATGAAGCAAACCATGTTGAATTATACTGCCCCTGATTTGAGTTCAATTGAAACAAAATTAGAAGTTGTACAAACTGAAGTAGATATGATTATGCAAGAAATGACTATGTTGTTAAGCGAAGTTTCGCTAATATCAGATGTAGCTAATGAATTAAAAAATGACCTTCGCACAGATTTACGCAGAGTTGAATCTATAATCGAAGACGTAGAACAAAATCAAAAACAAGATTCTCGTGAAAATCAAGCTGATATTAAAAATGCAATTAAAGATATTAAAGAAGAAATGATTGAACTAGAAGAAAAAGTTGCAAATACAATTCAAAAAACTTTAGCTAATCCTTTAGCTAATATGAAGTAATGGCTTCTCAACAAACAATATCAGAATATTTTAAACCAAAACCTAAAAGAACAAGTATAGGTTGTGGTAATAAATCAAGACCAAACAACAAACATAAAAGGAGATCGTGGAAGAAATATAATAAACAAGGACATTAAAGGAGAAAAAAATAATGAAGAAATACGCAGTGAAAGAAAATCTTATTCAAGCAATATTAAAATATATGTATAGTAAACCTTATGGTGAAGTTCAGGCTTTAATCAAAGAACTTGTTTCTATAGAAGAAATCTTAGAGGAAACTAAAGAAGAAAAGAAAGATAAAAAATAATGAATAAATATGTAGTGAAAGAAAATGGCAAGTTTTGATTAAAGTAATAAAAAATAACAAAAAACTAGAAAAAAAAGAACTTATTCCCTGGTATATTAGCCCAGACAATAAAGATGTCATAGTTTATTACGAAAAAGAAAAAACAAACGACTGGTGGAAAAAAATACCAAAGGTAAGGTTTTAATGGAAGACATTGTTGTTATTAATAGAGTACAAAGATATATTAAAGATAGTATTGAAAGATCGCAGGAGACATTATTGTCAGGTGGTATTGACAGTATGGAAAAATATCAATACATTGTAGGACAAGTTAGATCACTACAAAATATACAACAGGAAATCTCTAACCTGCTAGATAATAAGGAGCAAAATGATGGCTGATATAAAGTTAGCACTACAAGAAAAATACGAAAAAGAAAAAGAAACTGAGAAAAAAGAAACTAAAGAAAAGACTCTTAATATAGAGACTTTAACTAAATCTGAAATAGACAAACTTCCTCAACCAACTGGTTGGAGAATATTAGTTTTACCTTTTGTAATGCCAGAAAAATCTAAAGGTGGAATTATCATAGCTCAAGAATCTTTAGATAGAGCTAGGGTGGCTGTTCAGGCAGGTTATGTTTTAAGAGTCGGTCCATTGGCATATGGAGACAAAGATAAATTTACCACAGGTCCTTGGTGTAAAGAAAAGGAATGGGTAATTTTTGCTAGATATGCTGGGTCAAGACTACAGATAGATGGTGGAGAAATACGAATATTAAACGATGATGAAGTGTTAGCGACAGTAAAAGATCCCGAACACGTTCTTCATGCAATATAACATAGGAGATGACTATGCCAGAAGAAGCATTGAAACAAGAACAACCTAATTTAGTTGATGTAGGCGAAGACACGGGTGCCGAAATTGATTTAGATAGTGTTGTCAAAGAAGAAGTTAAAGAAGAACTTGTTGTTGAAAAAATTTCTGAAGAGGAAATGAATCAAGAAGTTAAAGAAGAAGTTACAGAAGAACCAAAAAAAGACGAACTCAAAGAATATAGTGAAGGCGTTAATAAACGTATTGCTAAATTAACTAAAAAAATGAGAGAAGCAGAGCGTCAAAAAGATGAAGCTATAAACTATGCTAAAACTGTTCTTCAACAAAAAGATGAAGCACAAAGAACAGCTACTTCAAGTTATGTAGATGAATTTGAAAAAAGAGTAGTATCTAATTTAGAAGCAGCAAAGATAAAGTTGAAAACAGCAATTGATAATCAAGATGTTGATAATCAAGTTTCTGCTCAACAAGAAATTGCTCAACTAACTTTAGATAATGCTAAATTAGCACAAGCTAGACAAGTACAAGGACAAAGAAGAACAGCACCTACTCAAGAACAAGTTGTTCCTCAACCACAACAAGGGTATGCAAATCCTCAACAAATTAGAGAAGCTGCTCAAGAAATGGATCCTAAAGCAGAAAATTGGGCATCTAAAAATACTTGGTTTGGTAAAGATAATGCTATGACTTATACAGCATTTGATATACATAAAAAGTTAACTGAAGAAGAAGGATATGATCCTACTAGTGGTGAGTATTATCAAGAAGTGGATAAAAGAATAAGACTTGAATTTCCACATAAATTTGATAGTGTTGCCAGTAAGCCGGCTGAAAGAGTTACTCAGACAGTCGCTTCAGCTAATCGTCCAGCTCAAACAGGACGCAAAAAAACTGTGAGACTCACACCCTCTCAGGTAGCAATTGCTAAAAAATTAGGTGTGCCACTTGAAGAATATGCGAGACAATTAACCATGAAGGAGGGAAGCATATGAAAAACGATAATGAAACAAATAACGTAAGAACTCCTCGTGTGAGCGAAACTAGGGTTAAACAAGAAAAACCTAAAGTTTGGACTCCCCCATCTTCTCTAGATGCACCCCCTGCGCCTGATGGATTCAGGCACCGTTGGATAAGAGCAGAATCTATGGGTTTCGATGATACTAAAAATATCATGGGTAAACTTAGATCTGGTTGGGAATTAGTCAGATCGGATGAATATCCGAGTGAAGAATACCCTGTTGTCAAAGACGGAAAAAACTCTGGGGTAATTGGAGTTGGTGGCCTATTGTTGGCTAGGATACCGGAAGAGATCGCAAAGTCTCGTGAAGACTACTTTAAACAGCAACTGCAAGACAGAAACGATGCTGTTGAAAACGACCTTTTGAAGGAACAACATAATGCGATGCCTATCAATCAAGATAGACAGAGTCGTGTAACTTTTGGTGGTACTAAGAAAAGTTAATTTTTTAACAATTACTTATCCACTTAACATTAATAATAGGAGACAATAACTATGGCAAACGCAAATAGTGCATTTGGATTAAAACCATACATGAAAAGTGGTAGTAATTCTAACAGTACAGGTGTTGGTGGATATTCTCATTACGAAATAAAGAACGATAATAGTACAGCTATTTTCAACGGTTCTGTTGTTATACCTTTATCAACTGGTTTTATCAGTTTGGTAGGTGCAGCAGACGGTGGAACAGTAGCTCCCGTTGGAGTCTTTATGGGTTGTGAGTATGTTTCAGACACAACAGGTAAACCGGTCTTTTCGAACTTTTGGCCGGGTTCAGGGGCAGATTCAAATCACCCTATTAAGGCATTCGTAGCAGACGATCCAAATCAATTATTTTTGATCGCTTCAGATGCATCATTAACAAGTAAAGCTACAGCAAGAGCAGGTGTATTTTTAAATGCAGATATGTCTAGTGGTACAAGTGGGTCTACCGTAACAGGTAAATCTTCTGCAGCCCTAGCCGTAAGCACACTAGCAACTACAGCAGGATTAATGCTAAGATTTATGGGTTGGGCAGAAGATTATACCAACGAAGATTTCGCAGCAGCAGGAATCCCTTGTGTAGTTAGATTTACATCACACTTTAACGCTGACAGTATGGGAATTGCTGTTGGTACACCAGCGACAACAGGAGTATAAAACATGGCAATATCAAGACAACAATTAGCTAAAGAGCTAGAGCCAGGTTTGAATGCTTTATTCGGCTTGGAGTACAAGAACTACGAAAACCAACATGAAGAGATCTTTACAAAAGAAACTTCAGACAGAGCTTTTGAAGAAGAAGTAATGCTTTCAGGTTTTGCTAACGCAGCAGTAAAACAGGAAGGTACAGCAGTAGGATTTGACGATGCACAAGAGTCATATACTTCTCGCTATACTCATGAAACAATCGCTCTTGCTTTCTCAATTACTGAAGAAGCAGTCGAAGATAATTTGTATGACAGAATCTCAGCTAGATACACAAAAGCATTAGCACGTTCAATGGCTAATACTAAACAGGTAAAAGCAGCAAACGTATTAAACAATGCGTTTAACTCTTCTTTTACAGGTGGAGATGGTGTAGAACTTTGTTCAACAGCTCATCCAACCGTATCTGGTGGCGATGTTGCTAACGAACTAGCAACTTCTGCTGATCTTTCAGAAACATCTTTAGAGCAAGCTTTAATTGACATTGGTCAATTTAAAGATGAGCGTGGATTAAAGATTGCAGCTAAGGGAATAAAAATGATTATTCCTTCACAGCTACAATTCACTGCTGAAAGACTTATGAAGTCTGCTCAAAGAACTGGAACTGCAGATAATGATACAAATGCAATTGCATCAATGGGAATGATTCCACAAGGTTATGTGGTTAATAATTTCTTAACTGATACAGACGCATTCTTTATCACAACTGACGTACCAAATGGTCTTAAGTATTTTGAAAGATCACCTATCAAAACTTCAATGGAAGGCGATTTTGATACGGGTAATGTAAGATACAAAGCTAGAGAGAGATATTCTTTTGGATTCTCAGACTTTAGAGGTATCTACGGTTCACCGGGTGCTTAATTAAATACATATATAATATTTAAAAAGGGGCTTTCGAGCCCCTTTTTTTTACTTTACATTGTGGGAAAAAATACTAACATATGTCTTAAATAATATAAGGAGGCATATATGACCGCTTTATCACAGTCTTTAATTGCTGAGAAAATTAGATTAGAGTCTCAATGGAATACTCAATATCTATCTCAAGGCAAAGAAACAATTGATATGAAATCAATTGAAGCTAAGTTGGAAAGAGTTAAAACTAAGCTTAAATGGAAAGACTTAAATCCGTACGAAAGTCCTTTATTTATTCCAGAATAAATAAAGACTAAAATTTTTAAAAACGTTTTTATCTAGAGGAATTCCTTGCTCTATTGAAATATATATATATACTTTTACGACTAGAATTAATTAACTTATGCAGGCCGATCTAGCGGATTCACGTAGTAAAACTGTATAACAATGACTACGGAGGTCAAAAATAAAATGGGAAATACAACTTTTTCAGGTCCTATTAGATCACAAAATGGAACTAGACTTATTAGTAAGAATTCTAGCACAGGACTAATATCGGACAGAACACTTGCAGATTCAGGTGTAAGAGATGCAAGACGTTTCTTCTTAGAAGAATGGTTTTTACAAAGACCAGGTATCAATGCTAATATTGATCAGGTATCAACAGTTGAAGTTCAAAGAGCTTTAAATAGAAACTGGGAAGCACTTGGAACTAATATGACTACTGCACTAGCTACTTTTAATACTACTTCAGCAGGAATATTATTAACAACTGCAACAGCAGATCAAGATCAAGCAATTATTACTCCACATCTCGATACAGCAGCAACTGCATGGGCAGGATGTTTATGGGGAACAGAAAACCAAGTAAATTTTGAAACATCAATTAATACAGCAGCGATTGACAATCAAAAAGTTTGGGCAGGTTTAAAATTAACTAATGATCATTTAGTTGCAACAGATGACGATCAAGCTTATTTTAAGTTTCAAACTGATGCAACAAACTCAGAAGCTTTCACTGATTTTACAAAATTACATTTTGTACATTCTGCTGGTGGCACTGATTTTATTAGTCAATTACCAATTACAGTAACAGCGAACACTATTTACAATTTAAAAATCACTATTGATTCAGATAGAAAAGCGTCTATTTTTGTAGATGGAATTCAGTATAATGTTACAGGCACTTCTGGTTCAACCGGTGGTACTGCGGTAACTACAGGTACAACACCTTCAGGAGCTTTAGATGATGACATTGATTTAATTCCTTATGTAGGACTTGAAAATGGTGCAGGAGCAGCAGAAGCAATTGGTGTTCATTATGTTTGTATGAGTAGAACAATTAACGAATAATAAATAATATTAAGTGGGGCTTCGGCCCCACTGTTTCTTAATTAAGGAGGGAAACAAATGGCAGATACAGTAACAGGACCAACAATCTTACAACAAAACGATCAACGAGTTGTAATTAAAATAATCAATCAATCAGACGGAACAGGTGCCACAACAGTTTTTGGTGACGTATCAGCATTAGCTGCAAATAGTGTTACAGGTAAGGCTGCGGCTCATTTAAGTTTACTTAGAGTTTGGTTTTCTTGTCAAGGCGGAAACGGAGGAGACTCTTTTGCTCGTTTAGACGAAGAAGATGATGATGGAGATATTCCAGTAATAGGTTTAACAGGAACAGGCTATTGGGACTTTAGAGAATTTGGTGGAATCCCTGCTGATAAATCTAATAATACCAATGAAAGTGATGTAAATCTTGTAGTACCAGGTGAAGCTGATGCAGGAAATATGTATACAATTATAGCTGAATTTAAAAAGTTATATTAAGGAGGCTAGATGGCTACATCAGGCACAACTACTTTTGATCTTGATATTGATGAAATAATTCAAGAAGCATACGAGAGATGTGGAATTAGTTTACGAACAGGCTATAGTTTAAAAAGTGCAAGAAGATCTTTAAATATTTTATTTTCTGAATGGGGAAATAGAGGAATTCATTTATGGAAAGTAGATTTAGCTGCAGTACCTTTGGTAGAAGGCCAAGCTGAATATAATGCTACTACAGATAGTACAAATTTTCCAACAGGAGTTAATCAAGTTTTAGAAGCTTATGTTAGAAATAATACAACTAGTACAACACCTATAGACACTTCTTTAACTAAAATAGATAGATCGACATATGCTTCTCTTGCAACTAAATTATCTAAAGGAACACCTAGTCAATATTATGTAGAAAGAACTACTTCACCAAGTATTTTTTTATATCAAACACCAAGTAGTAGTTTTTCAGGGTCAACTCATTTATTAAAATTTTATTATTTAAAAAGAATAGAAGATGCCGGGACTGCTTATACAAATGAAACAGATGTAGTTTTTCGTTTTATACCTTGTATGATTTCAGGTCTTGCATATTATTTAAGTATGAAAATAGCTCCTGATAGAATTCAAATTTTAAAACCTTTATATGAAGAAGAATTACAAAGAGCATTAAATGAAGATTCTACAGCAACAAGTCTTTATATTAGTCCAAGGAACTATAGCTTTAAATAATGGGTAATTTTGCAAAAGGTAAACATGCATTAGCTATATCCGATAGAAGTGGTTTTGCATTTCCTTACAGAGAAATGTTAAGAGAATGGAATGGTTCTTTTGTGCACAAAACAGAATACGAAGCAAAACAACCTCAATTAGAACCTAAAGTTCATTCAGGAGATCCACAAGCCCTACAAAATTCAAGACCAGATAGAGTAGAAACTATTGTTTCTGTTTTATTAAATAAAGATTCTTTTACAACAGGAAGTGCTAGTTCTTCAACAATAACAGTTACAGAAAATAATCATGGAAGATCAAGTAGTGATACAGTTCGTTTTAGAAATGTTTTAGGATTTGATGGTATCTTAGCAAGCAATTTAAATAAAGCTGTAGGATATACAATAACTAAAGTAGATGATGATAGTTATACTTTTAGCGTAGATACAAACACAGCAACAACAGGAAATATAAAAGGAGGAGGCGGAGATGCATCAGCAGGTCCGGCAACAATCACAGCATGACAATGGATCTCAGTACATTAAGAACAAATATTAGAAATTATTCAGAGACAGATAGTAATGTTTTAACAGACACAGTTTTAAATGTTATTATTAAAAACGTAGAAAATAGAATATTTAGATCAGTAGATTCTGATGACACTAAATTTTATGCTACCTCAGATTTAACTATTGGTAATAGATTTGTTACTATTCCAAATGATGCTAGAATTATAAGGTATGTTCAATTAACTAATCCTACAACTTCAGATCAATTTTTTTTAGAACAGGTAGATGCTTCTTTTTTAGCTGAATATTTTCCAGACCCTGATAATACAAATGATAATGCAACGCCTAAGTATTATGCTCATTGGGATTCAGATAATTGGGTAGTAGCTCCAACTCCGGATGTAGCTTATGCAGTCACTTTGGCCTACATAAAACAACCCGATACTATTACAACTTCAAATTCAAGCACTACTTATATATCAAATAATTTTCAAGATTTACTAATTAATGGTTGTATGGTAGAAACTCTAAAGTACTTGAAAGGACCCGATAATATGTTACAACTGTATGAGAGTTCTTATCAAGAAGGACTTCAAACGTTTGCGGCAGAACAACAAGGTCGAAGACGCAGAGACGAATACACAAGTGGTGTTGTTCGTACAGATATACAATCACCACAACCAAAAATAAAATAAAAGGAGACTAAAAATGGCTAATATAATACCAGATGCATTTAAATCAGAACTCTTATCTGGCACACACAATTTTGCTAACGGAGGCAATAGTTTTAAAATAGCTTTATATACAAACATCTCTGGTTATTCCACATCAAGTACTGCATACTCGGCTACTAATGAAGTTTCTTCTTCAGGTACAAGTTATCCAGCAGGTGGACAAGCTTTAGATAGTCAAGTTATTGCTGTTGCAAGTAATGTAGCTCATGTTGATTTTGCAGACGAAGTTTTTTCATCTGTAACATTATCAGCAGTAGGTGCTATTATTTACAACGATACAAACTCAGATAAATTAGTTGTTGTTCTAGATTTTGGAGGAACTAAAACTGCTACTAACGGAGATTTTACAATTCAATTTCCTGCAGCGGGTGCGTCATCATCTATAATAAGGATTGCATAATAAAATATGGCTTTAGTACTAAATGATAGAGTCAAAGAGACTACAACTACTACAGGCACAGGAGCTGTTGCTCTTGATGGTGCTGTTAGTAAGTTTGAAACTTTTGCAGCTGGAATAGGAAACTCTAATACTACTTATTATGCTATAGTTCATAGAACTGCAGTTGAGTTTGAAGTTGGTCTTGGGACACTAGATGGTGATAGCTCTGATCTTACACGTACTACAGTCATTTCTAGTTCTAATAGTGATAATGCAGTAGATTTTAGTGCAGGAACTAAGGATGTATTTTGTACAATTCCTGCTAGTAAATTAGTTTTTGAAGATGCTAGTTCCAATGTAACTTTACCAAATGATTTAGTTTTAGGTTCTGATTCTTCAGTTTTAAAATTTGGTGCTGATTCAGACACAACTTTAACACATACTGATGGAACAGGTTTAACTTTAAATAGCACAAATAAATTACTTTTTAGAGATACAGGTCTTTATATTAATTCATCAACAGACGGACAACTAGATATTGTAGCTGATTCAGAAATACAAATAGCAGCTACAACAATAGATATTAATGGTGCAGTTGCTTTAAATGGTGCTATTACAGGTGCTACTAATATTACTTTAACAGGCGAACTAGATGCAGCAACTTTAGATATTTCTGGTAATGCAGATATTGATGGTACTCTTGAAGCAGATGCTATTACAATTAATGGAGTTACTTTAGCAGAAACAATTTCAGATACAGTTGGTGCTATGGTTACTTCTAACACTGAATCAGGCATTACAGTAGCTTATGATGATGCAGATAACACTTTAGATTTTACAGTCGGTACACTTAACCAAGA